ATTCATAAGCGTATAGTCTCTATAGCCTTTACCGCCAAAATGAATTACTTTCTTGCTTGTAGGAAAGAACATAGCCCATTTCTTGTTCTTAAGATTTGACTTGTATAGATATACGAGAGGCTTACTCATTTATGTATCAATAGAAAATATTACTCAAGCCATATGATGTCTCGTGGTAGGTTCATCTTCCAGCAGTAATAGAAGCAATCAAAGTTACACGAGCTTTTATAACATTCAGGCACTTTACCATCTACAAGCTTTAAGAAGTGAATACGTTTTTTTGGGACAATGATTTGAACTGGGTCTTGGTTATTACTAAACAGCTGTCTAAAATATTGCGTGTTAATCTTTGATGAAGGCAGAATGAGAATGAATGGCTTATCTAGCTTTACCAGTCGTGTAAGGACTTCCTTACACTTGCTGAATGGTGGATTAGAAACTATGATATCGCCCCTGTCATTTTCAAAGAAGTCGATCTCTTCGTGAATAACATTAAATCCAAGCTGTTCAAGATGAGTACCACTTGTGCCGTCTCCGTAGAATGCCTCCCAGATGATCTTATCGCTTGGGATTAGATGTTGTATGTTTTCCCACGCTGTTTTCGGTGTCATATAGTCATCGTGTTTACTAAAAGTATCATTATGAAACAAAGCCATACATTATGAAGAGAAAATATTGGTTAAGACTGGACTTTCGCCCCCTTGCTCATATTGCATTTGTCGCATAAAATTTGGTATGTTGCCCTCTCTTTATGGTAGGTTTAGTGGTTGCCAATCTGTCCTGACTGGAGGACTATTTCCTCCTCGTCATTATCTTCTTCAATAGAACCAACAATAATTCCTGTTTCAACATCTACAAAACAAATCATCCGTGTATTCATGCCGACTGCGATCTTCCTACCCTTGTATTTTTTTGTAAGTTGCCGATGGCGTTGCACAAACTGTAACCCTACCTCAGGTGGATTTGAAAACCCCATTTCTTTCAGCGTTCCCAAAAGTTGATGTGGCTTAAATTGATGGTTGATAAATCCACTCACATTCATTGTAGCTTGTTGATGATGTGTTGATGTTTGTTGGTGTCTTCATCATGTAGGTAGAAATCCATTTCAATTTTCTGAGAACTACCATGGAAAAATGATTTCACATCGAAAAAAAATGGGTTGGGTCTTCTTGATACTTATGAGATACAATGTGTGGATTTTACTTATACCAATTATTCTTCTATTATTACTACTATTATTACTACTTTTTCTTTAAAAAAACAAAACAAAACCTATATATATTCTAAAGGAAGGAAAGGAAGAGAAAATAATGTCAAGTAAAGTAAAACCCAGAAAACCCAGAAAACCCGGTTTTTGCCCATCAAAATGGAAAGTCCCCAGAGAAAGTCTATATAGAGGGTTTTCAAAACAGTGGGCAAAAACCGGGTTTTTTGGGTTTTTTGGGTTATGAGCCAGCCCCTCTTCAAGCATGTAATTCTATATATAATATTATTGATATTATATGTAGGTATTATGTAGGTAGTCTATTCTTCACCGCTTTCATATTCCAAGACACATTCTGTTGGCTTCAGCTTCCAACCAAGCATGACACTACTTGCCTTTATAACTCGTTTTCCATCTTCATACTTCTGGTATAGATCTACATACGATTTACTTAACTCGCAGTTCTCTTGAATGCTGACTCGCTTGAAGTGTTTCATATTACTCTTTCTCTTGTTAGCCTTTGTCATTTGTAGATACAAGTTGCTTTCCTGATAAAGAGCGTAAACGTCCTTTACTTGCACGTAGTCATAAATCGTCGGCTCTTCAACCTTTTCATACTGCTCCAAGAACCACTGAAGCATTTCGTCGTTGTCACGAAGGTACTCTAGTGTGTCAGCCTTCGCTCGTTCGCAGACATACAATTCTTTGCTTCCATTCTGTAGGATATAATCAAACAAAGCACAGCGATAATCTGTCTTGAACTCGTCAGTTTTATAATATGGATTGCCTCGTTTAGCACGAGGGTTCGTAGCCAAAACATTCTCATCAGTCGTGAAACGGGTTTCAAACTTAATATTAACCAAACGTTCAATAATAGCGTCATCAATCCTGCCCAAGAGACTAATCAATTTATTGAGTTCAAGCGCAAGTGTTAAACATAGCTTTGTCTTACCATCATTGGAGTACAATGCCCGAGCATCAATTGTATCATCTCCAGTCAGTCTCTTCATGTTTCCAGCAAGGATCTGTTCGTTATCATTAGCTTCATTACCTACAACCCATCTTTTCAAGTGCAGATTCGCTACTTCAGGATTGGGGCCAGATTTAATCTCTTTCGTCAGCACACTGATATGGAGCTTATGGGCGTACTCACCACAAGTAGAAGCCATTAGCTCATTGATAAGACCCTTACCGTTTCTCCCTAGCCCACTAGCCATGAAGAGTTTTTCTTGTCGATACCCAGTCAAGCCAGTTCGTAAAATGGATAGATATGTTTTTCTCATCTCTTCGTCGGGAAATACACTTGTAAAGATCTCATCTATAACCTCTCTTTGTTCTTGTGTAGAATCAACATAATCATGTCCGTTTTTGATTGAGATATAGTCTGACTTCTTCACCTCATATCTTTCTCCTGTGTTGATATCAAATGCTTCGTTATTCCAGCAAAAGACATTTGGTTTCAGAGTGTCAAATGCGATATTCTTCTTATGAATGCTGAGCGAGATTTTGAGCTGTTCTAGAATAGAGTTAAGCTTGGATACACTTGATATCGATGATATAACCTGACCAGTTTCTTTGATATGATGGTCTTTGTCTGCATCTTTGCTGTTCCATAGAGTCTCAAGCCTATCATTACAGAGATTAATAATCTTCTTTTGGATCATATTCTTGATTAATGGCTCATCTTGCTTCCAAAACCTACCATCAAAGATGTAGAGCTGATTATCGTCAGTGTATACAAGATCGTCTCCTAGTAGGTCAATAATAATTTCAGCATACGAATGGTCGGTTCGTGTCTTGAAGAACTGGCGAAACTTATTCTTACCAAGAAGCATGTTTGATTTTATCTTATTGTATTCGTCAGGGTTGCTCTTCATGGCATAGTGGCGTAGCGTTCCTTCTGTTGCGGTGCAACCCTCACGACCATATTGAAACCATAGCCCGTCAAATCCTGTTTCGGTATATCTGTCACTCTTTTGCGAAATCTTTCTAGCAAATGCCTCACTTAAGCCACTAGCTTTACAAGCAGTCACAATCTGCATCCAAGCCATTCTGTCATCTAGGAAAGGGTCAGTCTCAATAAGCTCCACAATCTTCTCTAGATGTGAGCTGTCGGTATTACCTTCAGTTGTAGAAGATGTTTTCTTCTTAACATCAAACTTCTCCATGTTATAGATGCTCTGAAAACTTTCTAACATCTCACGTCCTTGCAACTCCATGCAATTAAACTCTTGTTGGAAATGCTTATCGCATCTTTCCCATACCTGCGCTCCTAGATAATCGCCTATGTGTTCCTTCATACAAGTCTGTATATTAGACCTCCACTTCTCAGGCAATTCATTCTTGTTAGGTATCTTGATGTAAATGTGATATCCTTTCGTGTTGCCTTTAACTACGAAGCTGTCGCATATCTCATACTTATTCAGGATATCTTCTAACTCAACATCTTCATCAATGTCAATAACTGCATAATCGGTCTCTGATAAGTCAAACTTAACAGCCACATATTCACCAGACTGAACTAACACTTCTGCTTGTTCGTGTGTGCGTCCGTTACCAATTTCTCTAGGATTTTTCTTACCATTAGCATCATAACCGACAACGATATACTCGTGAGGGATTGCATTCAGCAGTTCTTGCGAAACGTTGTTGACCATGAGGTTGTTTTCCTTAATCTCCATTATATATATACGTTAGAAAATATATTTAAATCATTTTTTTGACATAAACATATTTTAGTTTTTCCTTAAGTTTATTGGGGAATCTTGGACTCCAACTCCATGACTTTTTGTCGTAGTTCCTCGAGTTCTTTATTGCGTGAGTGGTATCGCTGTAGGCTATACGCCTTAATAGATTCGGTCTTTTCTCGATACCTCTTCTTTTTCATTTCACGCACTTCAGCACTATTAGCATATTCTTCTCGTAGCCTAGCGTTAAGAGCTAGACGTTTTTGTTCTCTTTGTTCTGGTGTTAGTGGTTTGCGGCCCATCTTTAATACTAATGAAGATAATAATTTCTTTTTAAATCAATTTCAATTTTTTCCTTAATTTTTCTTTAATTATTGCTAATTTTCTATCAATAATCTGTCAAAATTGCGATAAAACTCAAATTGTGAGCTACGCCTGAGTGACTGGTCGATTAACATGAAGTCATGCTTACCTTGATAAATGTGATCGATAATCTCCTTACATTCATTCGCTGGTCGCATCATAAACTCGGTTGTTATCATATCATATTCTCTCTTTGACTTGGGTCTGAAGATGAAGATAAGGTTAGCATTGTTCCTGAGTGCCGTGCCATAGTCAGTAATCTTATGAGAGATAATAATCAAACTAACATTAAAATGGCGTCTGTTTTTAACTAACTTGTTTAGCTCACTTTCAACATCTTTCTTTCTCAACTCAGAGCTTACATCGTCTAAAACTACGAGCGTGTGGATATCTTCTTCTACCGCATTTTCGGTTAGCTCTTCTACTTTTTCAAATACTTCTGGCGTTAAAGAATCATACCTCTGTTCGCTTGGTATCGTGTCCATAAGCTTGTTTTGAATAGTGTGAGCCGATGGCGACACCATAATGATGTGATCGAACATGCCTTTATAGCTTTTCATATTCTTCTTGCATTCACTTGTCCCACCTTTGGTAAGCAGATTCACAAGCAGATTGCTCTTACCACTACCACTCGGCCCTGAGATTAAATATAAGAACGATGATTGCATGAGCGGACTGCACACGGAGCGCCCTTTATTATCCATAATCTTCTGGTCACAGCTCATCTCTACCTTTCCTACAGCCATGTCTTTGTTTGGTTGTTCGGTTATCTTCATTTATATATTCTAGAGAGATTAAATGAACCTCATAGAAGGTTTTGCAGGAGCAGGTTTTGGCTGTGCAACAGGAGCAGGTTCTACAGGTTCAACGACTGCTTTTTTAACAGGTTTCGCTCGGGGTTTGCTGTCTTTCTTCCCAGCAGGTCGCCCTCGTCCTCTCTTTTTCGGCTCAACTGGTGGCTCAGCTACAAGCGGAGCAGGTACAGGCTCAGCCTTCTTCTGACTGGCTAAGTATTTTTGAAACCAAATAGGAGGGTCATCTGTATTAACGACAGCCGGAGGCGGGGGCGGAGTGTCAGGGGGTGGCTCAAGATTTGTAGTGATAATAGGAGCTGGTCTCTTTCGTTCCTTACCAGCTTGTAGGGCTTTCTCTGCCTTCTTCCGCTCACGCCCTGCCTTCATCTTGGCTTTTTGTTCCTCAGTCATAACTCGCTTCTTCTTTTCAGGTTTAGCGATTTCTTGCTTAATCTCAGGCACTGTCATTTGGCTAATGACTTGATTTCCTTTAGAAACTCTAATGGCATTATCTTCAGGAGGAGGAGGCAGAGCTGAATTAGGGGCTAACGGGGTGTCCCCGTCTTCTTCATCGGAGCTGTCCTCGATGATCTCAAGAATCATCTCGTCTTTGAGTTTCTCAATCGGCTCTTTCACGATTTTCTTTCTTGGCATATATTATAATGCAAGATTTAAAAAATCAACAAGCGGAGCAGGTACAAGCGGAAGAGGTACAAGCGGAAGAGGTAGACATGCTTAAATTGAGTGACTTGTGCCTAGACATCTGTAATGATAAAGCGGTCAAGCTGGGCGAGTGGTCTCAACGTGATATAGATTTATTCGTAGAGCAATTTAAAGAAGCCGACCTAGAGCCACAGATCGATATGGATAAGTTAGATTACAAAGCTTACCCCCGCTCTTACTTTGAAAAGAAGTATCCATTTTTTGATGAGAACGTGATAGATGCATTGTACGATCTAGAAAATAAGAAGCTAGAAGATGACAGGCTCTGCCCTTTACGAGTTATGAGAGGAAAAGTTGGAACATTAGAGATTTCTAATCCTACCACATTATATAATGCCGACAAAACCGAAGACCAAGAAGCCCAAGAGCAAGAAACCGAAGGCGAAAAAAACAGTTCAGCAGAAGCCACTACAGAGACAGATGCAGAAGCAAACAGTCATAGTTCAGATCGGGCAAGATGGTTTACGAAAGCCAACGAAGAAACGGAAGACGACTCGTAAGCCTAGAACCGCACCAGCACCAGCACCACAAATCCAGCAAGCCTACATGGCAACCATTTATATTCCACCTCAGCCAGTGCCAGTCATAAGACAGCGTATTCGCAATCTAGCTGACATCCAAGACCAACTGAGAGCATACGACAAGCAACAACAAGCCATAATTAATGCGAATGATGTACGCTTCGACGCTAACAATATTGGACGTACAAAAGTTATGTATCCTCAGCCTTCCGTGTTCCGCCCGCTATTTGATGATGAGCCTGAGACAAAAGCAGAGCCTGAGACAAAAGCAGAGCCTGAGACAAAAGAAGATCCTTTGCCCCCTGTTCCACCCGTCCAAGAACCGGAGCCAACCCAACCACCTAAGCGCCGTCGTCCCCGCTCCCGCGCCAGTACGCCTCGTGTTGGAGTATCGAGTAGGAAGGCTAAAACCCTGGTTACACTCAGGCAGGAGATATTAGCAACGGGCTTCTCAGGTAAAGGTATATCCAAAGCCAAGCGACCAGTCCTAGAGGGTTTAGCGAAAAACCTAGGCATCGATATTATGAGACCTGGAGTAGTCGAACCGATGGCTCAGTAGAGATATTATCTAACCCCATTACAAGCATGTTTATTTTAGTTATGTATTCTGACTATGAACACACACGGATTTCATATTCGGGTATATTTAAAACTAAACGTGATATACTCAACACAGTCCCAATCCTTAGCTACGCAGACCTAACCAGTCGACCCAAGAAATATAAGACAGTTAAAAGCTTATTCAAATGTATTTCAATACCTCGTGAGAAAAAACACTTCTTCTCGACCTACCATCTCACGAGGCCTGAATATTAAACTAGATATTCAGCCTTATGAGCATCTATTCTTGACTTTCTGTATTGTCGTCGTTGCTCCACAGTCAGGTCGTAGAATGACACGCCTTTGCCGAACATTTTCTCCACGATAGTTAACTTCCTCACAGTAACGCCATTTCTTTCTCTGCATCGTGCATTAATCGCGAGACGATATTGTAGCATTTGCTCCGTGTTTAGGTCTTTCAGTTTCTTGCCTTTGCCAAACATTTTCTCTATTTGATTGAGTTCAACCATAATATCTATAGTAATAAAAATATTATGGAACTAGGATTTAAATTAATTTTTTTTGATAATATAATCTCTCTAGAAATAGAATTTATATTAGCTCAACTAAGAGTTCTTTGCCTAAGCTTCAACTTCCCCTTTGAGTTCTGTGGATGGCTCTTGAATATTTGAAATATCATATTCTTGCAGAAGAGTTGAGATGCTTGTTCCACGATTTTGTGAGACCTTCCTTAGCATATTGTAGCTCCCTTTCTCTGCGATGTTCTGCATGTTAATCTTCATGATCTGACTTTCAGTCAAGCCCATCAACCGATACTTTTTAAGATACGCTCCGAATGAAGCAGGTGGCACAGCACCGCCAGTCTTAGTTGTTAGCAGTGGTAGGTCTAATTCGTCTTCAAGATATTCACGAGCCTTATCGATAAACGCACGAGATGTGATCTTATTCTTCTTAGTTCCATATGACTTAGATGTTTTATAAATATGTCTGATTAACACAGCATGTCCTTCAACGAGTACAATGTGGTTTCGCTCCTTGTCAAGCTCGTCCATCTCAACAGGTCTGCTAGGAATAGAACGATGAACATCGATAAGAGCAATATCAGCATTCCGTGTGTTCGCATGTATAAACATCCAGTTGATTAAATACTTTCGAGGGTCTTCAACTTTCTTGAGACCAGCAATCATCTCCTTGTATGTAGGAAGCGTCTCGGTAAGCTCACCATTTTTCTTGACCTGATGATCTCGCTTGTGCTGTCTAATCTTTGTGTCAATCTCGTCAATCTTTTCTTTATCGTTCTCGGTAGAAAATAATTTCTTAACTATAGTTAGCATTCCAGCTCTCGCATTAGCATTAAAACTATCATCAAGCAAAACAGGCTCAATCTTATCGAGACCAACCGTCTTAACTGGCTTACGTTTGTCATTCATGCCTAAAGCTTCACGAAGACGTAAATAATTGTTTGTGTAAGTTGTGGCGGTATTTTCCTTAACATCAGCTGTGATTAGCTTCAATTCTTTATTCATTATATAATAGCTAAAGATTATAATATTTCAAATACTTATGAAACAAACTCAACAAATAATTAAGTTATTACCTAAAACAGCTTAAAAATAACACTTTAATAACGTATCTTACCATAAGTTTTAAAACTTATGTTTAAGTTCTTACCTAAAATGGTAAGAAAAAGACAATTTAATTATATGTTGGCTTCATAACACTATTTCACACGATATATAGTCTGAAATGGTGGAGGTGGCAGCAACCCGCAAGGCTGTTATAGCATATAGCTCAATAGCTACATACTACATTCTTGTTTTCTCTTTAAGTTCTTTTCAATATACTATAGAGTGAGATTTTAAATCTCCTTAATAATAGTAGATGAAATCTAAGGTTAGTTCGTTGTCTGTCTTGAAGGATATTTTCTCTGGGATATTACCAAGTGAAATCATTTATATGATAAGTAAGTTTCACGGCAGATGGGTTAAGCTAACTGTCCCTACTTCTATCAAGATAAAAGTTCGTCAGCCTCGTAACAAACGTTGTAGGAAGAAGCATGTAATTTCTCACCATTATGTATAATGACTAGTCGTAGATCTAAATATACTATAGCAATCAGCAAGTATGATTTACCTAATAGAAAAAAGAGTACGTTGAGTAAGTTCTTCAGGATACCTAGAACGCTAATAGACGAAGTGTATAGTAAAGGAATTGGTGCGTTTAAGACGGCTGGGGCTAGACCAGGTGTTAAATCGCCTGAGCAGTGGGCTACTGCGAGAACCTACCGTTTCATAATAAATGTGATTAAAGCTAGGGAAGGCAAGACAGTACCAACAGGTCGTGGTAGCGACTACACGCTCGTAGAACAAGCTGTGAAATTTAGTGATTATACACCTTAGCATTTATGCTCTCAAGTGCTTAACGAAGCGAATACCACACCACCATTTCAAGGCACTATCTGCCAAAGTATCATTATAATTTCTATTATCGCTGTTAGTACCGAGCTTAGTTTTTAGCCTCACATTATCAGATGCACTGAAGACTTGAGTAACAGAAAAAGTATATGAACTACCAACGCCAAAATTATCATCTCTGATATAGCACAATGCAAATGAAGTTCCGCTGGAAGTGCTTCTAAATCCGCTTGTATCATCATTCAACGACAGGTACATACCAGCCGTAATTCTGTTATTAAAGGTTTGGTCTTCCACTACACCATTAACTGTTATGGTATAAGTCCCCGCCTCTGTTATAGTAAATACGCCAGATGATTCTGTTACCATTCCAGAGCCATTAACATCAATACCAGTAGCCCACGTATTATGGATATTATCTGACCCCCATAGATTATTGGTTACGCTATCTGGATCACCACCAAACTCCATGATTCTAACTGCGTTCTCAACTTCACTCACGTTTGTTACTTTATTGTTACCCATATCAAGGTCGCCTGACTTGATTTTCACCTTACCATCACTTCGTAGCTTCAAGGAGAAGTTGTCACTGGCTACCGTCGCACCGTTAGCAAAGAAGCTAATAGCACTGGCTGAAGTGACATTTTCCACATTCACGATGTCATTATTTCCCATGTCTAGGTCAGCTGTTAGAGTCGGTAATAAACCTATTAATTCTAATTCGTTAGATGCATTAACTTGGAATTGAGTTGATTTAAAGTTTAATCTGATAGCACTACCGGCAATCTCCAGTGGCATGGTTAAAACGAATGTATTGGCTTTGTCGTCAATCTTGCCTTGAAGGTCAGAGCCGTTTAAATTAATAGCTGTAAAATTTCCGGTGCCTCCGTTTGTAAGGTTGCCAGAATTTAGATTCATAGAAGAAAATGAACCAGCACCGCCACCAGTCAATTTTGAATCTAACTGAGTTTGAATACTTGAAGTCACTCCATCTAAATAACCTATCTCTGTTGATGTAATACTATTTAATGAAGCAACATTAACTATATCATTAGAGTTGAGGTCAAATTCAGCATTATGAATATCAACACTATCATAATTAATCTGTAATTTCTTTTGATTATTTAGACCGTTAGCATCACGGAGTTGAAGTTGATAATTATTATTAGTTTCATTGTATATGGATCTAAATTTGAAATCCCCTGAACCAAAATCAAGAAATGATAGAAGACTTGATGTGTTATGTATTTCTAGAGATTGACAGGACAATGAAGTAACGCCTGTTAAAGTATTAGAATTACAGTTAATATCTGCACAAGATAAACTAGTTGATGAGGTTATAGTAGCTTGTTTACCGCTTATGTTTGTAGCGTTTGTTGATATTGCACTTGCATTCGTGCTGATGTTGCTCGTATTAGTTGATATTGCACTTGCATTCGTGCTTATGTTGCTCGTATTAGTTGATATTGCACTTGCGTTCGTGCTGATGTTGCTCGTATTAGTTGATATTGCACTTGCATTCGTGCTGATGTTGCTCGTATTTGTTGATATTGCACTTGCGTTTGTTGCGATATTAGTTACGTTGGTAGCTATGTTTGTTGTTGCAGACTGCAACTCGGTATTGGTAAGATTAGTTATGGTGGCGTTGGTTGCGACAAGAGTATTTGCTCTTATGGTATCTGCTGTGAGATTTCCAATACTTTCTGAGTTCTGCACGTTCTTTCCTGCTAAAGATGAAGTGCCTTTGATGTTTTTCGTCATTCTATTATGTAGTGAGAATAAAATGTGATGTCTATATAAATGACTGATTACAGTGCCTACACTATAGAAGGAGCATGTGCTGTGCTGATAGTAGCTATAGCATACAAAGTTCATAAGATGAGATGCGATAGTAGCAGTAAGTGTTGTGGTGAGACTGTTGCCGTGAGAATGCATAATGAAGGCGATGGTCAAGGAGACTATGAACTTAGTCAGAGACAGATACCTACTCAACCTCAACCTGAACAACAAGTCTAGAGAGATTATTGGTGAAAATGAAAAAGATGGTGTGCGTGTAATGCCTTACTAGTTAGCTGACTTACTTTTGATAAGACAGGACTAGACTTAACTATTTTGTTTATTAGTCCTTTTCCGCTCTCTTCATCATGCTTAACATCGTAACGTTTAACCTTACCGAATCCTCCAGTTGCTGTTTTAAAACCTGCACTGACGATATCTCCCTTGATCCTGTGGTGTGTAACTTTCTCATCAAGCTCCTTCTTGTCCTTCTTACTAACTTGTATGTCGTTATTTAGAATCGGATTGGATGCTCCGTTAAAGGTATGCATTTCTTTTAGGTTCTTACGTATAGTGCGACTGTTAGCCACTGCATACTGAGCCGTTCCACTTCCTAATGAGTGTCCTGACATCGTAAACTTTTCAGGCGCTAAATCTTTGATAACTCGCTCTGTGGATTTGGTTCGACGTTTAAATCGTGGGTCTAGCTTTTGTAATCCAAGAGCTATGGCAAAATCATTTCTTATGTCTTTCATTCCTCTACGACCAGATATATGGGTTCCACGATGCGACACATGAACCTCACCAGTTTCATTATTCTTGTAGGTAGTGATGTTAGGATTAGAATACTTTTTATCATCTAGAACACTAAATCCTGTGTCCTTAACGAACTCATTTACTTCAGATATTCTCTCTGCTCTACTCTTACCCTTATCTCCAAGTGTATAACTTCCTTCTGATAGCTTTGCATAGTTCTTAACTTTGTCTTCTACTTGCATTATACTATTTGATGAGATTAAAAGCAATCATAACTATTAAATGAATAATTATGATTTAGTAAGTTTTTTGTTGTTAGAAATCAATCTAGATAGCGATGCTCCAAGTTAACGATGTTAGATCAAGCTGAGCCATGATTGTAAACTCCCCGAAGATGTCAAGCACGTGCGCAGCGGTTACGCCCGCATCGTAAGACGACTCGAACTGGACTACCTGCCCTAAACAGTTGAGACCGGCAACGATCGCTCCAGTAGGCGAGAACTGGCTTTCGAGGTCGAGGTCGATGAGGAAATGGCCAGTGTTGGCGTTGTTAGCACCAGTTGGCTCGTTCGCAGCGAAACCAGCACCAATCTCAATAGACGAATCGTGACCATACGAGAGCAGAGCGCGCTGAGATACAAGAGCCTCCGCAAGAACTTCCGCAGCTTGGTCTCGGCGATCCTTCACAGCGATCTGGGGGTACTGGATTCCTCCAACTCGTAGGTTAGCCTGCGTTAGGTTGCACTGCGAGCGGTTACCAACGGTGACATTCGCAGCAGTCACATCCTGTAGACGCTGGGCGACCATTACACGGTTGAGCGACGACATCGAGAAGCCAAGGGTCGCAGCGACCGAAGACGCTCCCGCAGCGAGGGTAGCAGACGCATGCTGGTAGCTGGGCATAGCAAGACGCATCATACCGCCCGAGTTGGCAACAACTTGGTTCATCACCTCTTGTCCGAGTTCGACCTGATATAAAACCATGGCGATTTCGTCTAGAACAATCTCGGCGTTGGTCGCAGCGCCAATAAGCGCACGTTCAACCGTGTCAAATTCTACTCTGATGGTCAAGGCTTCGCGACCAATAAGTGGCCACAGGCGTTGAGCTTGCGCAAGAGGGAATAGCGCAAGAGGAAAGCACACTTGGCGTGTAGCTCCAGCAGCGACCGCCTCACCAACCGCAGTCGCCGAAGCACCGAAAAGACGAGCGCCAGCGTTGCTACGGAACTGTTCCGAACTATCAAGGTCGAAATGCATCTGGTAGAGGACGTTGTAGGCATCACACGAAAAAATGGTCTGACCACCCACTAGGCACTCAAGGCGACGAATCATCGATGGAGCACCGCCACCCTCGAAGTTAACCGCAGCACCATTATTGTTGCTTATGTTCATGCGAATGTAACTAGAGGCAAAATCGGCGAAGGAGTTTGTGGCGTTTGAGGGCAATGTGAAGATCACCGTGTTGTTAAGGTTGAAGGTGTTTCCGTTATTGGGAACAATCTCAGTCCTGATGTTGCGCGCAGAGCTCGCTCTTGGCGGAACGCTGGCATAGTCGAGCTGTTTCGTAGTAGCAGACATTATACTATTACTAAACATTTTATATTTATTTGATTTGTTAATTTTTTAAGAATACATTGTTGCTAAAGTATAGGCTTGAGCCTGTTCGGTATTCAGGTATTCAAACTTTAGTACGAAGACTGCCTCATCAATCGTAATGGCGGTCTTATCAAGCTGAGTTAAGTTTAGCTCTATGGTAGTAGGTCTGGCAGGGGTTAAGTATTTCACAGGCTCTCCTACATAGTTATGTTGATACCCTGCGGCAGCACTAGACACGCCAATGATTCCTAAAGCCGAGCCATTATTTGTAGAAGAACCAGCATTCTGTGCGTCTTTGTAGAGAACAACAACTGGGCTATCGAGGTCTATATCACGAACATTAGCATTAACTAGCGATACGAGGCAATACTGCCCACGGTTCTTAAACAAGTAATCTGGGTTGAGATTCCATACAAGCTGTCCGCCAGTCTGCGTAGCATCACTCGAATAGAGAGTAATATAGTCGGCGATTGGATCGATAATCATTATATTAACTAATTAGAAAATATAACGATTGAACTTATGAATTACATCATACGAGTGGCTCTCGCAGTGGTGCTACGAACCCGCTCAACTTGCTTCGAACCCTTACGAGTCGCCTTACCAGCAAGAACTAGCTCTTCACTGCCGGGCACTCCAAGAACTTCTCCAACTTTTCCAGCTTGTACCATAACCTTACCACTCTTCATGCCTATACGAGCGCCATGCTTAGTTGCTTTATTGGCGAAGCGTCCTGCTTTTCTTAGCTTACGTCCGAAATGCATTTATACAAGACATCAAGATTTTATTTAGTTTCTTGTTTTGGATTGGCTTCGCCTTGAGCTTCGGCAGTGCCTTTGGCTTCGGTAGTGGCTTTAGCTTCCTCTTCAATCTCTCGGTTTTGGATCTCTGCTAGAATACGGTTGGAGGATACACTCATTTCACGTTGGCGAACAAAATGCACGCTTAATGTCATATTGAATGATGAACCATTTAAATCAACCACGTTTCCCTCTTGGTCGGTTAATTCTAAATCTATATGTGACAGCTGTTGTTCGTTAATCATGAAGTATAACACCTCTGGCGGTGTGTAGAAAATATAGTCTCCGTAGTTTACGTTATTAACTATACTGGCGATAATGTTAGAAGTTTTCCCCCGACTGTCAAGATTGTTTAAGCTCACGTTTCGTATACGGACATACAGATTTGTAGCACCTGCAAAGTCGCATACTTGCGTAGCGGTATAAGTCGTTCCTGACGCTGTGGGGAGCTGGTCTTTAAGTCCTAATTGCCTAGACATAGTGGCACTATCAATCGTAAATGCTGAACCGCCTGTAAAACTAAAATCGGCTTGATCTTCATCAAAGCTTACTGTGATGCTAAGTGTTATTGCTGTATTAAGTGCATCTACAAGACTGGAGGCAGAATAGTTGCCGGCTGGTATAGTCACTACTTGCGTTGTGCCTTGCGTGAAGGTTATCTGGTTATTAGAAGAATTAAAATTATATATACTGTTTGGTATGGTTAAATTAGTAAGGCCTATAAGTATTCTAACTCCTGCTGGTGCTATTATAGGACTGTTTAAATAGAATATCTTTTCTGCATCGCTTATGCTTAATGTAGCGTCGTTACTGTCTATAAATATCGCCTGACTGGCTATGTGCGTGTCGTTGAGAGCATGGTTTGGCATATATTATTAGAAGAGATATTAACGGGGCAGGCATACGCCTTAACTCAGGGGGTTTTTAGGCAGGACTCTAAATCCAAGAATCGTCTCACCTTGAACAAGCTTTGGGTTCACAGATTGAAACGAATGAGGAAGACTGGCTTCACTAGGGAGAACACTCTCTAGATAAATGTTGGTTTCAAACTCAGGCTCGACGGGCATAACGGGTTCTGCAAACTGGAAGTCGATTTGGTTTTTCGCTGACGCTCCTAGTACGTTCATTATAGATTAGATGAAGACTAAAAATCCAAGTCCATGTTAAATGTGTCGGCATTATTGGTTTTTGTTGCAAGAGCATACTCAGCCACCCTCTTCTCGAAAAAATTTGTCTTGCCCTCTACACTAATAAGCTCCATAAAATCAAAAGGGTTAGGCGTGTTGTATATTTTCGCACACCGAAGTTGTAAGGCTAAACGGTCGGCTACAAACTCAATATATTGCTTCATAAGATTACTATTCATGCCTATCAGACGACACGGGAGTGCTTCACAAATAAACTCCTTCTCAATCTCAACAGCTTCTTGAATGATCTGCTTAATTCTTTCTTGAGGACACTTTTTCTGTAATTTAGAATGTAGTAGGACTGCAAACTCGCAGTGCAAAGCCTCATCACGGCTAATCAACTCATTAGAAAAAGTCAGCCCCTGCATAAGCCCCCGCTTCTTGAGCCAGAAGATAGAACAAAACGCCCCGCTGAAATGAATGCCTTCAATACATACAAAAGCGATCAGTCTTGTGGCAAAGTCAGACACATCATCTCCTATCCATTTTAAAGCCCAGTCAGCTTTCGCCTTGATGCAAGGGAAGGTGTCTAGAGCATTAAATAGCTGGTTCTTCTCTACTTGGTTTTTGATGTATGTATCGATTAGTAGGCTATACGTTTCCGAGTGTATATTTTCCATCATAATTTGAAATCCATAGAAAGATCTAGCTTCTGATATTTGAACCTCATTCATGAAGCGAATACCTAAGTTTTCGTTTATGATTCCATCAGCGTTACTAAAGAACGCTAGTATGTGCTTGATAAAAAAACGCTCATCATCTGTGAGCTGTTCCCAGTGTGTGTGGTCTTTGCTCAAATCTACTTCTTCAGGAGTCCAAAAGCATGAGACTTGCTTTTTATAAAGAGACCATATATCGTGGTGTTTGATAGGGAATGCCGTGAAGCGAGATAAATCTTCGGTTAAAATTGGGTCAGCCATGGCTATATCCTAGCTGGAGATTAGTTCCTTAACCTTGTCAGGAGAATATTCCTCCGATGTTTTGTCTACTACACGTAGGTTATATTTGCGAGAGTAATTACGAATACCTCCTTTGAGTGTAGGCGCAGACCAAAGCACGCTCATACTCATGCTACCTGGTGACTCTGGATCATCTAGGTTATCATTTGCATGTCTCACTCTATATCTGTCCTTAACTGCGTCTCGTTCTTTCTTACTAGAGAGATAATGTACTGATTTCTTATCATTCATAAGCGTATAGTCTCTATAGCCTTTACCGCCAAAATGAATTACTTTCTTGCTTGTAGGAAAGAACATAGCCCATTTCTTGTTCTTAAGATTTGACTTGTATAGATATACGAGAGGCTT